GTTACAACTGCATTACAAAACCATCTGAATACGGAAAAGAATTTTATCAGTTGCGACCTGTTCGAGTTGGTGCTGGCCAACGGAAACACCTATTATTATGCGGATACGGACTGCGACATCATCTACAACAGTCATGTTTACCGGCATGATGCGTTGCTTATCAAACGGCAGCAAATTAAGCTGCAGGGGCAGGTTACCGTTGATACGCTGGGGGTTACCATTTATACGGATGCAGATCATACACAGGACAAGATTGAAAATCTGCCGGTTTTAGCTATTGCCCATTCCGGCGCACTGGACGGTGCGAAGCTGTACCTCAGGAGGGCGTTCTTTACCGTTGCAGATGGTCAGCTGCCGACAGCCTCTGTTATTGGCGTGGTTTCTCTGTTCGGCGGGGACATAGAAATTAAATCCTCTGGAGGTATTAAGCTGGAACTGACGGTGAAAAGTAAATCGCAGGGACTTAACAGAGAATTTCCCATCCGGAAGTATTATCCGGAAGGATGTTACAGTACCACTGGCGGTGTGGTCATTTCTACAGGTACGACAAACGATACCTGTCTGATTGCACCGTTCGTGCCCAGAAAGGAAGTGCTGATGTGATAACGGCAGAACAGGGGCAGGAGATCGTAGAGGCCGCCAAGAAATGGCTGGGCACTCCACACATTAACGATGCCCGGGTAAGGGGCGTCGGCGTGGATTGTGGGATGCTTCTGCTGGGCGCCACAGAAGATGCCGGTCTGATTTCACGGGACAGTGTAGAGGTGGCGCCATATAGCAACGAATGGCATCTGCATCACTCGGAAGAGTGGTTCCTGCGGTATGTTCAAACCTATTGTACACAGGTAGAAGCAACTGATATGCAACCTGGTGATTTTTTATTGTATCAATATGGTAGATGTATCAGTCATGCCGGCATATACATGGGAAACAGTACGGTCTGCCATGCAATCGTGCAGCAGGGCGTTGTCCTAAGCGACATTAATGATGTGATGTTTTATGATGCTAAAGGGAGAAGCCGTCTCAGGGGCGTATACCGATATAATGGAGGACAAGCGTAATGGGTCTGTTTGGGGGAAAAAACACAACAACCGTAACACGGGCAAATAAAATATCGGATTTCACCGTTGCGACGGCTGAATACGGTGCTGCTGTCATGGAAGTCATTGGGACTACCAGAATTAGCGGAAATGTAATATATTACGACGATTTTACGGCTCACGAACACAAAGAAACACAGACGCAGCGGACTGGTAAAGGTGGAGGATCCAAATCTACATCGGTAAACATTACATATACATACACGGTGGCTGTAATCCTGGGGCTGTGTGAAGGGCCAATTTCAACGATTCGACGAATCTGGAAAGATAAAGAGATATATAACTATCCCAATGATAACGTGGGTTTAACTCTATATAAAGGCACCGCCAACCAGCAACCGTGGCCTTATGTTGTAGGAAAGCATCCAAACCGTGCCCTGGCTTATAAGGGATTAGCCTACATGTGTGGCGTGGTTGATTTGGGAGATAGTAATTCCCTGCCCAATTATAATTTTGAAGTGGTAGGCAAGCTGCTGTATGACGGCGTTGATGCAAATCCGATGGATTACATTCAGTATGTCCTGGGGAAAGTCGGTCAGGCAAACGCCTCAATTATAGGCGCTGAAAACTTTCGGGATTACTGCTATAAGGCGGATTTGTTGATATCTACGCCGATGGACGCTACTGGGCCTCAGGAAGCGCAAAAGATTGTCAACGAGATTGCAGATCTGTGTGGTGCTTATATATTTCACAGCAACAATTCCTATAAAATTGTATGTTTGGAGGATAGACCTGTCAGAGGCTGGGCTCCGGACTGGACGATCAAATATGACCTGACCACGGATGATTTTATTCCCCAGAACGGCAGCTGCGTGGTCTGGAGCCGCAAAGATTCCAGTGAGCAGTATAACCGGTTCAGCGTGGAATACAATAACCGTGACAACAATTACGCCAAAGAGACTGTTACCTATGAGGACACGGCTGACATTGCCGAAAACGGTGTAAAGCAGGCGCCTACCATCCAGGCGGGGTACATCTATAGTAAGTCTCGAGCCATCCGGATTGCGGAATGTGCAGCACGGCGCAGCAAAGTTGGAAGGAATCAGTACCAGTTTAAACTGGGCTGGGCATTTTGTCTGTTGGAACCAGGCGATAAAGTCCGAATCACGGACGAGGCATCCGGAATTGTTAACCAGCCGGTCATGATCAAGGAGATAACCGAAGATCAGAACGGCCTGTTGTCTGTTACCGCTATAAGCTGGTTTGATGGCGAATATGGTGAAGCGGAATATGATGTTCACGAAGTGGATCGTCCGGAGATTGATTTTAATGTGCCGCCGGGTAACACAGCGGCACCTGTAATTTTTCAACCGCCTGCGGATCTGACCCAGAACGGGTTAGAGGTCTGGATTGCAGCCAAAGGTGTTAACAGCAATTCCTGGGGTGGCTGTATCGTGTATGTCTCCGATGACAACCAGTATTTCCGCCAGGCCGGTCAAATAACAAATAATGCAAGATTTGGGGCGTTATCTGCCAATATCACGGCATCCGCAACCAGCCTGGAAGTAGCAATTAACGGTACCATGTTGTCCGGTACCCAGCAGGATGCTGAGCGCGCCAACACGCTGCTCTGGATAGACGGCGAATGCCTGAGTTATCAGACGGCGAAACTGTTGCAGAATGGTCATTATCAGCTGTCCGGACTGATTCGGGGACAGTACAATACAACGCCGGCAGCTCACAGTTCCGGGACCATGGTGGTGCGCTGTGATACAGCGCTGCTTCGCGCTCCGTTCTCCAAAGAGGACATTGGAAAACTGTTGTATTTCAAGTTCTGTTCCTACAACATCTTCGGCGCTATGGAACAGAGTCTGGCTGAGGTAACAGCCTATCAATATACGTTGCAGGGGTATTATGTTCCCGGCGTACGGAACCTGACCGCCCGGAATCGGTACCGGCAGTTGAAAGACGGTGTGCATAGGTATGACATTGTGGTTACCTGGGATCCTCCGAACATGCAGAGCTATCTGGAAGGCCGGGTATGGTATAAGACGTCCGGTCTTCAGGTAAAAGATATGACATCTGCTCAGGTACCTGTCAAGCAGCTGGGCTTTTCCGGGGAATGGATTTTTGGTGGTAGTGGGCAAAATACGGTAACTATTCCCCAGGCCGTTGTTGGGGATACCTATAAAATTGCGGTAACAACGGTGGACATCTGGGGCGTGGAGACATCTCCTGATGCGGCGCCGTATAAGGAGATTCTGGTAGCACTAAAAACCGAAAAACCGAATACGCCAGACGGCTTCGGCATAACATTTGGTACCGCATCTGTACTGTCTTGGAATGAAGTTTGCAACACTGATATCGCCTTTTATGAGATAAGGCTGGATACTAATCCTGGCTTAGAAAATGTGGGCCTGCTGGCCAGGGTGACCGGGTTAACCACAGCTGTGACGTTACCATCCCGGACAGGACGGCTGTATTTGTATGCCTATTCTGCCAGCGGAAAATATTCCACTCCGGCCTTCCTTGATTACAATAAACCGGTGCCACCTAAACCATCGGAACCAATATTAACAGCAAAACTCGGTGGCTTCTCGTTGGTTACCGGTGAGATCCCTGCTGGATGTAACGGCATGAACATTTACATCAACAGCTATAATGACAGCGTTAAGGTACACACAGTCAACAACACCTACACCCATATGTGTGATGCCGGCGGCTATGACGTAACCGTTGCATATACTGACATCTTTGGCGAAGGTACGCTGTCAGACGAAAGAAGCGTCGTTATTAAAGCTGTTGTTGATAGTAGCTTGCTGGAAGCGGAAGCGGTCACAAAGGAGAAGTTGAGTGCTTCGATACAAACGGCAATAGACAACGTGGACACGAATACGTCAAACATTCGCTCTTTATCTGAACGTTTGACTACGGCAGAGGGAAATATCGTCAATGACGGACTTGCCATTACACAAAACACCAACGATATATCCTCGCTGGCAACAAGGGTAACCACGGCAGAAGGAACTATCACAACGCATGGCACGGAAATATCGCAGAACGCCGATGATATATCCTCTGTTGCGGCAAGGGTAACCACGGCAGAGAATACTATTAGTACGCATGGTACATCAATAAGCCAAAACGCCGATGATATATCTGCGGTAGCCACAAGAATGACTACGGCAGAGGGCAATATCACAACAAACACAACGAATATAGGGGTGAATGCAGACGGCATTTCTGCTATTGTTACCAATCTGAATGATAGTACATTGGCTGGACAAAACTATACTGCGATTCAAGCTATGCAAACGGGCATTGCAAGCAAGGTTGCAATGGGAGATGTTACCAGCTATTTTCAACAGAATCATCAAGGATTTTTAATTGAGGGTAGTTTGATACATATTAGCGGTGACACATTGATTGATAATGGCGTGGTTACTGCTGACATGATACAGGCTGGTGCTATTACAGCAGATGCTATTTATCAGGCTGGCTATAAAGTTAAAAATATCGTTGTTTTAAGCGGTTTGATAAGCATTAATAAAAACGCTTCGTTCTTTAACAATATGGCAAAGGTAATACCACGCCCAAGTG